CTCGGGCCCGAGTACAGCGACGACTTCTTCCGCGGGTGCAGGGAGACGGGCGTGTCGGACGCCGAGGCGGCGTTCTGGTGGTCTGCGATCAAGGCGCACGGCATCTACTCGTTCAACAAGTCGCACTGCGTCACGTACGGCATAGTCGGCTACTGGATGCTGTGGCTCAAGGCCAACCACCCGGAGCGGTACTACGAGGCGTTCCTACACGTCGAGGGCTCGGACAGCAGCCCCAACCCGATACTGATGAAGCGGCTTGTGCGGGAGTACACCGACGGCATGGGCGGAGAGGTCCGCATCATCGACCCGGTGCACTCAAAGCGGTCGTTCGACAGCCCGCGGCCCGGCCTAATCGTCGGCGGGTGGGAGAACCTGCGCGGCGTGGCGGGCAAGACGGCGGACGCCATCCTCGCGCGGGGGCCGTTCGCCGACTGGGCGGACCTGAGGGCGAAGCTCGCCGACGACAGGCTGTACTACCGCTTGCACGAGGCCGGCCTGACGGGCGAGCGCGACCCGGACGTGCAGGCGCAGATCGCGCTCGCCAACTGGGTGCCGGTCACTACGACCGGCCCGCGCGAGGAGGGCGCACGCAAGTACTACGGGTTCGCACGGCCAGGCACCCTGCCCATCGGCAGGTCGGTGGACGGGGACGTCGCGGTCGGCGGGTACCTGACCGCCAAGTGGAAGCGCGGCCGCACGGGCACGTTCCGCGGCGAGCAGATCATATGGATACTTGAGGACGAGTGCGGCATAACGCTGACGCGCGTCAGCCGTAAGATGCACTCGACGGTCGGGCAGCGCCTCAAGGCGTGCTCGATGGGCGACTTCCTGTGCTGCTCGGGCTGGTGGAACGGGTCCGAGCTGTACGTCAAGGAGTTCGTCGTAATATCACACAGGGAGTAGTCACATGCCGGAGTTGAACATAAAGCGCAGGCTCGACGAGCTCGAGTACATACGCGTCACGTCGTGGCGAACGTTCGAGGAGTGCCCGCACGAGTGGGCAGCGATATACCTGGCCGACAACAAGTCGGAGGACACGGAGGCGTCGCGCATAGGCACGGCCGTCCACAAGATCATGGAGAACTTCCAGCTCAAGGTGTTCAGGCCGCCGCACATGCTGGAGGAGCAGCGCGCCTACCTTGAGCAGGCCGACGCGGCTGGCGACGGGGCGGAGAACCCCGAGGACCTGGCCGCGTGGAAGGTCGTGCCCGCGGGCGAGGTCGACGGGGTGTACCAGTACATGGACACGTACGACGAGCTGGCCGAGAAGGGCTACATGCTGATGGCGCTGGAGGAGGAGGTGGACTTCTGGGTGCCCGGCGTGCCGGTCAAGATACGCGGCCACCTCGACGCCCGCTGGCTGACACCAACGGCGGCCATCATGATCGACGACCACAAAACGAACCGTTCGTACGACGGCGCATCGTGGTGGAGGGAGCAGCTGCAGCAGATGCTTTACGCATACGCGACCAGGCAGCGGTTCCCCGGCAAGCGCATAGTCATGCGCATCGGGTACCCGAACCTAGGGCGGCACGTGGAGTGGGAGACGGACCCCGAGGACGACGAGCGGCTGGTCCACAGGATACAGAAGCTCTGGGCCGACATGCAGAGGCACGAGGCCGAGGGCGTGTGGCCCAAGACGGTCCACGACAAGTGCGTGTGGTGCCCGGTCAGGAAGCACTGTGTCGAGTACGAGCGGGCTATATGGGACTTCAAGCAGTCGTCCGAGAGGCGGCTGTTCCCGCTGCCGCCGACGCAGCAGCTGTCCATGCTCCGCACGATCAAGAAGCTCGTCGACGCGAAGGAGGAGGAGCTGGAGGAGCAGGTGCGCGCCGAGGTGGCGGCGGCCGGCGGGTCCAAGCTGATCGACGGCGAGGTGTGGTACCTGGAGACGGGCGAGCGGCGCGCCATACCGGCGGAGACCGCGTTCCGCATCATCTCGGCGCAGGTGGCCGCCGAGCCGTCGCTCGGGCCCGTGGTCATATCGCGCATGGACGATGTGTTCACGGCCAAGGTCGGCGGCATAGACAAGCTGATCCGCGACACAGGCGGGTTCGGCGAGCTGAAGAAGTACATAGTCAAGAAGCCCAACGCTAACGCGACGCTCAAGTCGCGCCCGTCGGGCAAGATCAACAAACAGCTGCTGGAGGGGCCGGCCTACCCGGGCTACCCCGACACGCACTTAAACGCACCGGAGGGGCAAACAGATGGCGATCCGTTCTAAGGTGGAGGCGTTCGTCTCCGAGAGGATGACAGAGGGGTGCATTCCGTGCACCCACGACGGCATGGTCAGGGACCTGCTGCGGCTAGTCGACGAGGCAGCCGAGCCGGGCGCGGTCGAGGCCGTGCAGCAAGAGCTGCCGGGCTGGGTGGAGCGGCAACAGTTCAAGGGCGACCACACGCCCGACAGGTCTGCGCTCGGCATGGTCGAGGAGGTAGGGGAGGCGTGCGCCGCGCTGCTCGCTGAGACGAGGTTCGTGCAGAAGTACGACAGCCGCGCGACTGTCCTGCTCGCGATCGCCGGCTACCTCGGTGTACTGGCGCGTGTCGAGCTCAAGGGCCAGCAGGGCATACGGTACGAACAGGGCGAGGGCGTCAAAGCCGAGATAGACGCGACGTGCTCGCTCAGCCAGTTGGTCCACATATTCGTGGCGGGCTACGGCGACAGCAGCCGCCGCGCCATCGAGGACATATGGCGCGGCACCGGCCTGCACGAGGGGCCGGCGTTCCCGCGCCCAGAGGGCGACGTGGCGACCGAGCTGGCGGACGTCCTGACGTTCGCGGCCGAGCTGGCCAACACACGGGGCATCCCGCTCGGGGCCGCTCTCCTGTCCAGGTGGGCCCGCGTGCGGCAGCGCGACTGGGCGCGCGACCCGCGGCACGGCGGCGAGGAGCCGCCGTCGGACGAGCTGCTGCTCGGCGGCCTGCTCGGGGAGGGCGACAGCTATGCCGGCTAGGCACCCATCGCAGATGGTCATAAACCCGCAGCAGCTTGGCTGGCACGCGTTCATAGCGTTCATAGCCGAGCGGCAGCGCATATGGCGCGTCAAGTCGTCGGGCGCACAGCCGCCGTGGACCGACGACCCTGTGCTGGCGGGCGGCAAGTTCGGCAACGTGTTCCGGCGGCTGGACCGCGGCACGGTGTGGGAGCTGGCGCAGATAGACGCGCACGGCGGCCCGCACACACCCAACACCAGCCTGCAACAGAGGCAGCTCGAGCTTGTGCTGACGTACCGGCACAACCTTATACCGCGCACGACCGAGACGCTGATGAGCGGGCTCGGGCCGGTCGCGTTGGTGCGGGACGACCGCCCGCTCATGTCGGACGTCATCAAGATATGGCCGCTGCTCCCGTGCGACCAGCAGCACGCGACGCACGAGACGTGGGCCGAGTACTGCTACGCGCACTACCAGGACGTACGGCGTTGCGCGCTCACGCTTTGGAGGCTGTTGCACGGCGAGACAGACATACAGAAGGACGGGCACTTCGCGCCAAAACAGCCGTCCGCACACTGGCTGCACGGTTGGCTGCAGGCGTCCATGCCGCGGCTAGGGTCGTTCAAGGCGTACGAGGTGCTCACGTCCATGACGTACCTGACGTGGACCTGCATTAGCGAGAATGACTTCCCGCACGTCGGGCACGGCGCCATGCCGGCCCTGCGGTCCCTGACCGGCGACGACGAGACGCCGGACGACCAGATGTGGCTGTACCTGCCGTACATGGCGGAGCAGCTCACGCGGCTCATGCCGACTACAAGCGGATGGGAGTGGCCACCGGACATGTCGCACCGCTTCACCTGCCGGTCGGTGGAGGACGCACTGTGCGAGTACCGCAAGTACTGCGCGGTCAAGGCCGGCACACGGGACAACCGCCCGTACCCCGACAATCTAAGGAGGTGGGAGCAATGACGACATGCACAAAGCCGCCGAGCGGCTGGACGTGCTCGCGCGAGGAGGGCCACGAAGGCCCATGTGCCGCAAGCCCTGTGGACGAGCAGCGCGCGCCCGACATGCAGGCCATGGTCCGCGACTTCATGGAGGCGTGCGACCAGGTGATAGGGCCGCAGCCCGGCCTGCGGGACCAGCTGCTGCGCATACGGCTGATACTGGAGGAGCCCACGGAGACGGCCAAGGCCATCTACGGCAACGACCTGCTGGAGGCGATCGACGGGCTCTGCGACTCGCTGTATGTTATACTCGGCACGGCCGTGGCGTTCGGCGTGGACATATACCCGTTCTTCGCCGAGGTGCACAGGTCCAACATGGCCAAACGGCACCCGGACACCGGGAAGGTGCTCAAGGACCTGTTCGGCAAGGTCATCAAGCCGGCTGGCTGGACGCCGCCAGACATAGAGGGCGTGTTCCGCGACCTGTACGGCGACCCAGCGGGCTTCCTGCCCGAGCGGCAGTCGCACGACGACAAGTGGCACGAGGTGTTCCGCATGGCTGAGCACAACGGCTGGGGGCCCGACACGATCATGGGCTGGATGGAGGAGCGCTCCTCCAAGGGGAGGGACAAGACGTATGGCTGACCTGCCGGGCGTAGGCCCAGACGCGCCGAGGAGGGCTGACGGCAAGGCGAGCGAGTCGCCGTACAGGTTCGACCTGCTGCAGCCACACGCGCTGGCCGCGGTGGCCGCCCTGGCCAAGCGCGGCCACGAGAAGTACGGCATACACTGGACGGAGTACCAGCCGAACGACCACCTGAACCACGCGATGCAGCATATATTCGCGTACCTAGCCGGCGACAAGCAGGAGGGCACGCCGTCCGAGCACCTCGTGCACGCGGCCTGGCGGATACTGTCGACGCTTGACTGCGTGCTCCTCCTGGAAGCAGAGGAGGAGGCGCGCCGTGTATCAAGGCGGTGACCTGGTGCAGGTCACGGCCGGCAGGTGGGCGGGCTGCATCGGGTCCTTCGTCAAGATGTCGAAGGACTACCCGCTCACCTGCTTCGTGACGGTGCACAGGCTGGGGACGGTGGCGGCGCAGGTCGACTCCGTCCTGCCGATAACGATGGAGGACGCCGAGGAGGGCAGGCTGCCAGCCGAGTTCAGGGACGGGCAGGTGGCCCTCGTCGACGCCATGCTTGCTGACAAGCGCGCCGCTTTCGAGAGGCTGGCCGCGCAGATTGTAGAGCTGGAGGGCATAAGGGATGAGTGCGAAGCTGGAGGGGAGTTCGCGGAGCAGGACAGACTACGACTTGGCGCGTCTCCGTACCGCGCTCCTGTGGGGGCTTGAGATGAGCCGCGACCCGGTGTGGAAGGTGGGCGCTGTGCTGGTGCACCCGGACCGCCGGCAGTGCAGCATGGGGTACAACGGGCTGGTCAAGGGCATGCCCGAGACGCCCGAGAACTGGGGCAAGCCGCGCAAGCTCATGCTCGTGCGGCACGCCGAGAGGAACGCGATCAGCTGGGCGCCGTTCTACAAGCCGGGGTCCGAGCTGTTCGTGCCCCTGAGGCCGTGCGCCTACTGCCTCGGCGACGCCGTGAACAACGGCATATCGCGCGTGGCATGGTTCCGCGACCCTGCGAACGAGGCCAACCCGGACTACTACGGGCCGGAGTGGGACATGTTCGCGTCCATGGTCGAGACCGCCGAGTACGACCTGGACGACAAGACGACCGCCATCCTCGCCCTGTACGGGCTGGACGGCACGATGAAGTACCCAAAGGAGGCAGAGGGGTGTACAACCTAGCGTTCGACGGGATGGACGACGCGTACCACGGCCTGGTGTCGTTTGTGTCCGCCAAGGGCACGCGGTACCAGCCGCGCGACAGGATGTGCGTGGAGGTCAGGCCGGCCACGTTCGAGCTGGCGCAGCCCGAGTACGGCTTGTACTCTGGCCGCAGCCGGCGGCTCAACTACAGGTTCATGGCGGTGGAGACGCTGCTGTACCTGGCCGGCCTCGGCGGCGAGCCGCACGCGCGGCTGATACTCGATGCCAACCCGGCCATGGCGTTCGCGACCAACCCGGACACGGGGCACTTCGACGGCGCGTACGGGCCGCAGCTGGTGCAGTCGCTGCCGGCGATACAGGACCTGCTGAGGAAAGACCCGCACACGCGGCAGGCGGTCGCGTCCATATGGTCGCCCGACGTGCCGACCAGGCTGGCCGGCAGCAAGGACGTGCCCTGCACGTGCCTGCTGCACTTCATGACCGAGCACGACAACGACGGCGAGCCTATGCTGTCGCTGCACGTGTACATGCGGTCCAACGACCTGAACTGGGGGACGCCGTACGACGTCGCCGCGTTCACGACCGTGCAGCTGGCCATGGCCGGCGGCCTCGGCCTGCGCGCCGGTAGGTACTACCATACGTGCGGCTCCCTGCACTACTACGAGGAGCACCCGGCGAATGACCAGGGCGAGAGGCCGCCGACGCTCGCGCCGACCTCGACGGAGAACTGGATACCCAACCTGCCGGCCGCAGCGTGGGAGGACGGCAGGAACATACGGGTCGTCATCCAGGACGCCGAGACGGCGTGCCAGCAGCTGCTTTCGCACCGCGGTAGCGGCAGGCTGTGGCGGGACTTCGTGCCGACGTTCGAGCCGTGCGCGGTGGTCGGCTGGCTGTTGCGCGTCATGCAGTTCCGTCACCCGAAGTCGGACGCCAAGTGGAGGGACGAGGAGGCGGGCGAATGAGGGAGGCCGAGCTGTACGCGCCGATGGTGCGCGGGGCCGCCGACGAGGGGTGGGTGCTGTTCCACCCGCAGGAGGGCGCCGCCAAGGCGCCCTTCGACCTATGCGGCGTCGTCACGGCGTACGTCACGTTCGGGGGCAGGGACGCGGCCATGCGGGCGGTCGGCGTGGCAGTGGCGTGTGAGGTCAAGCTGGTGGACAGGCAGCCACGGGAGGGCGAGTTCCCGTGGCGCCTGCTTGAGGCCCACCAGAGGACGTGGATAGAGACATACGCCGGGGCAGGGAGCGTGTCCCTAGTCGCCCTCTGTGGGCCCGCACACGACATGGTCGTGTACGTCGTCGGGCCAGGCCCGGTCGTCGTCGGGTCGGCGCCGCTTGAGTGGCGGCGCCTGCCGGACCGCTTCACGGGCTGGGGCACCATACTTTCACTGTGGGCAGCCCGGGCCCCTAGTGAGGCCAAGGCCGGCGGTGCCGACAGCCCACAGTAGGGGGTGGCTCGGCCGGCCGGGCCCGTGGTCAGTAGGTGAAGCCGGCCACTAGCTCCTCCAGCGTCCCCCAGAACAGGTCGACGTCGACGGGCTGCCCCAGACCCGGCACGTCGACCGTCACGTTCTGGCCGTCAGCGAACTGCACGAACTTGGACGCGATGGTCGGCAGCCGCCCGTAGCGGGCGGCGTTGTAGTTGACCGACCCGCCTAGGGTCGGTATGACGTTGTCCTCGAGGAACGACTGTGACGCGTAGGCGATCGCCCCGCGCCCGGTCAGCGACCGCATCTGCGCCTCGAAGGCCGCGCCGCAGGCGCCGACCTGCGACGGGGTGTCGCCGTTCATCGTCTCCAGGTCCATCATGTTTATGAGGTCGCCCTTGCGGTGCCGGCCGCGCCGCGCTAGCAGCGAGGCCTGGGCGGCCCCCGGCCTGTCGGCGTGCACGAACCAGTACGAGCCGACGATTATGCCGGCTTCGTCGCACCGCTCGCAGAGCTCGTCGTGCATCTCGTCGAAGACGTTGGTGCTCTCACCGCACTTGATCCAGGCGAACTCGATGCCCGCGGCCTTGGCCGCGTGCAGCGAGCTCACCCTGGACAAGTGGTAGAGGTCGACGCCGAACACGCACTTGGACGGGTCTATGTACCTTGGCGGTACTAGCATCGGCCTGCCCTCCCTAGTTGCCGGACGTGTCCACGCCGCCCTCGGGCGTGTTCGCGTGCGGCGGCGTGCCGTACATGGCAGTCAGCAGGCCGCCGAAGAACAGCACCGTCGACGCTGCGCCGACGACCGACTTTGCCGTGTTGCCCGGGATGGCGCCGATGGCGTCCTGGTGCGCCACGATGAAGCTGGCGCCCGACAGCAGGCCGCCCAGCACCGTGCTCCACTTTGGAAGCTTCAGTTTCATGTATCTGTCCCCTTTCGCCGGCGTTCGCCGGCAGTCTGCCCGTGCCTAGTGCACGCGCACCCTTGGCAGCTTGTCGATTAGCTTGGCCGCGTGGTCCAGCACCCACACGAGCAGGCCGACAAGCGCGGCCATCTTACCGACGCGCACGTTCTCCCTGTGCCGCAGCTCCTCGACGGCCGACTTGCGCGCGGTGTCGGCCGCCTTGGCCTCCAGCACGCGCGCGGCCTCTATGACGGCGATGCGCTGGTCGTGCTGCTGCAGCGACAGCGATATGCGCGCCTCGGACTCTATGCGCGCTATCTCGTTGTCCTGGACAGTATGCGTCAACGTTATGATGTTCGAGTTGAGCTCGCGTATCGAGTCCGTAAGAGTCTGCAGCAGCAGACGACCCTCTGGGCTGACGGTGGCCTCGTCCATAGTTGTATCCCCTATAATTGCGTTGTCTAAAGACTTCCCTGCCATACGTACCCCCTGCCTACATATGAGTTCTTCTGGTAGATGCGTAGGTAGACGGTCGACTGCGCAGAGCCGAAGTCGGTCGTCTGGTCTGTCGCAAGGTATGTCGTCGACGTCGCGCCCGACACGGTTATGGTGCGCACCAGTGTCGTGTACGACGCGGAGTCCCAGACCTCGACGTCGAAGTTGTTCGGGTCCGACGGCGTGGACCCGGCCCACCGCGAGCGCGGCGTCCACCCGATGGACAGGTCGCCCGCCATGTTGCGGCTGCCGTTGACCGACGTCACCGAGTACGGCTCCCACTCCATGCCGTTGTACGTTATCGTCAGCGGCGACACCGAGCCGAGTGTCTGGCCGATCGGCACGAACTTCACGTACAGCACCGTGCCCAGGGCCGGGCCGCCTCCCCACGGCGACGGCGTCACGCCCCACGCCCCGAGTGAGGAGTCGACGTGGACGGCGAACTCGGAGGACCCGTGCGTCGACATGAAGTTGTCCGTGCCGCGCTGGCCGCGCAGCAGGTTGGTAAGCCGCCACGTCTGCCCCGACAGCAGCGTCGCCGTCTGGAACTGTATTATCTCGTCGTTGACCCATAGGGCGTTCACGCCGTTGGCCAGGTCCGCGGATGAGCACGACGACGGCTGCCCGCGCAGGAACGTCACGTCCAGGTGGTTGGTCGTGTCCATGACGCCGTAGTTCGTCCACGAGCCGAGCGTGTTGATGCACGGGCCCATGAGCGTGTACACGTTCTTGGTCACGACGCCGGTGTAGGACGTGCCGCCGTCGAGCGACACGTATATGCCGACGCCCGAGGCGCCCGGCTGCCACACGGCGCCGAAGTACAGGTTCACGTGGCCGGACTGCGCGATCGCGTCGTTCGGGGCGTTCATCTGGAACACTATGTTGTTCACGGACCCTGCCCCGTAGAACGGCACGCCGATGCCGCCGGTCGGGCTGCCGGCCACGAACTGCGAGTTGACGCCCAGGCTGTCGGCGACCAGCTGCAGCTGGCTGATGCCCATGATCGCCTCGTCCTTCTGCACCACGCGCACGCGCTTGTTCTGGCCCCCGTGCGGTATCATGAGGACGTCTGACGGGATGACGTCGGCGTTGCGCGGCCCGACCGCGCATGTGAACGAGTCGGCCTCAACCCAGGCTGTGTACAACAGCCGCTCGCAGAGCTGGCGCGCGAACGAGTCGTCCATGACCGCCGGGAACGTCATCGACTGGACGTTCTGCGACGTGTTCTGTGTGGACCGTATCGCGACCTGCGTGGCCTGCAGGTAGTTCCTCGCGGCCTCCGTGGCGTTCCACTGGAAGTAGTTGCACTCGACACGTGTGGGCAGCTCCCAGGACTGCTGCCGTTTGTAGTGCATCAGCACCGTGTCGTCCTGCATGCCGCCGCCGTCGGCGCCCCACTCGAGTGCGCCTAGGTCGTCGGTGGTCAGTGTCCGTGACGGGGCGCCGCCGCGCGGCACCCATATTATCTGGCCGTCGGCCTCGACGACGTCGGCGTTCATTATCAGGGCCAGCGGGTCCAGCGCGGCCTTGCCTATCTGCCGTATCGGGTTGCAGTAGCCGTAGACGCCCGGCCCTGTTATGGACGAGTCGACGGCCTGCGTGAAGTCGAAGTCCGCGGGCGTGGCCACTGCGGACGACGGCGCCGGGTTGGTGCCGCCGGACGTCGTCCATGCGCCGAGCGTCGGAAAGGCCCGCACGCCGGCTATCGTGTACAGGACCGAGCCGGCGCCGTGGGACGCTATGATGCGCCAGTGCGACGTGGCCGGGTCCCACTTCATGGCGCACGAACCGTTGTCGTACACCAGGCTGTTGTCGGCTGTGCTGCGGCCGGACATGGAGTACGTGCCGTTGGCCGTGCCGGAGCCGGCCCCGGACACGGTGTACGTGGCGGGCTGCAGGCCGCACTGTAGCGATATGTCCGTGAGGACGTCGGCCGCCGTGTCGCCGTATGCCGTGTACTCTATCTGGATGTTGGGCAGGCGGTTGCCGTAGTTCGTGAGCAGCACGTCCTGGAACACCATGTAGGCCCAGCCGCGGTACGCGGGGCAGGGCTCGCCGGACACAGATAGCACCGAGGACATCAGGGGGTCGGCCGTCTGCGACTCGGTCCCGGTGTACATGCCCTCTATGTTTAGGCCGCTCTGTGTCGTTGGCGACTGCAGGCTGTCGTACACTATCTGGTCGTTGAACCATACGCGGTCGATCGACTTGAGCGGGCCGGGGGCCACGAGCACGGCGAACGACGACGTGTACGAGTACACAGTCGTGCCGCCGCCCCCGCCGCCGCCCTTGCCGCCGCCGCCGACGTTCGACTGGTGCTCGACCAGGTCGGTCGCCCATATGACCTGCCCGGCGCCGCGGAACTGGCCCCACGTCTGCGGTATGAACGTGCCGTACGTCGATGATGTGACGCGCAGGTCGTCCAGCTTGCCGAGCGTCGTGGCGGGCATGTGTGGCGGGAACAGGAGGCCGCCGACGACCGTGCCGATGGCCCAGCCCCACTGTGCGCCCTGCACCGGGTTGGCTGGGTCGACCATGGCGCCGATGGCGGCCCCGACGACGCCGAACACGACCGTCGCGCCCCTCTGCTTCCGTCGGTCGCGCACGAGCCGCGACCGCAACCACCTTCGCCTAGACTCCCTGTTCAAAGCCCCTCCACCTGAACACCGCGACCACGCGGCGCCGCCACGAGTCGTTGATCGCGTGCTCAGCTACAACGCCTGCCGACTGGTACGCGTGCAGCATCTGACCGTCGCCGGTGTAGAAGCCGACGTGCTGCTCTTGGCCCATCAGGTCGAACAGGAGCACGTCGCCCGACTCCCACTCGCCGAGCACCTGGTCGCACCATCTGGCCAGCTCTGACCGCATGACGCCGTTCGGCATGACGTGCGAGTAGTTGCGGTTGTCGTAGTGCATGCCGTACACGGAGTTGAACACGCATATGACCAGGCCGCAGCAATCCACGCCGACGCCGAGCTCCCGCCCGGTGTGCACGAACGGAGTGCCCAGCCACCTCCTGGCCTCGTTGACTACGTTGCTCATGAGTGCCCCGACTTCAGTATAAGGTCCGTGCCCGGCAGGTACGGGAAGCCACGGAAGTTGACGACGTTGTTCCACTTATTGTTGCACGTGGTGACCAGCCGGTCGCAGCCGGCCGTCACGACCGCGTGGTCGCCGGGTGCGACCGGGTACGGGAACGGCAGGCCGATCTGCAGCAGGTCTGACGTCGTCGCCGGCGTGCCCTCAAGTGTCAGTATGAGCGCGGTCACCGAGATGTCGTGCAGGTGCTGGCCGACGTCGTTGTGGAACTGCAGGCACCCGTTGATGCTGTTGCCCGGCGAGCCGGCCGCGGTGTTGATGGCCGTGAGCGTTGCCTGTCCGAGCTGCAGGTTGTGCTGGTACTCGCCGCTCCAGCCCTCGTTGGCGACGAGGTACTGGTCGCCGACGGGCAGCTGCACGTATAGGCCCGTCGTGCCCTGCTGGGCCTGCGACACAAGACTCCACACCTCGACCAGCGACAGCCACGCGTTGGTCCACACTCCTTGCGGTATCGGTATGCTGAAGTTGGTGCCGCAGGATGTGACCCAGCCGGACGACGTGTTGCTGTTGAACGGCACCGAGCCCGGCGACGCCGGTGACGACGCGGAGTTGGCGGTGACGATGGACCCGCCGTTGCCGTGCACCTTGACCTCGCGCTCGATGTTGGCGTTCTGGCCGGTCGTGAACTTCATGGTGCCGTACGAGTAGTAGCCGCCCGTCAGGACGATGCCGCTCATGTGTATGTTAAGGTCGTCGTCCACTGACGTGACCGTGCCGGTCGAGGACACCGGGTTGCCCGACATGTCGGTCGTCCCGGCGAACTTGCACCGGGAGTCCATGAAGCGCGCGACCTGGCACGTCGGCACTACCGAGTCCCCGACCTGCTGGCTCATTAGCTGCGTCAGCGACCTGAGCTCGACGACGAATGTGCCGTCGGACGTCTTGAAGTCGCCGAGCACGCCGTTAATGACCACCATGCCCAGCATGGTCAGGTCCGCCGGGTTGACGACGAACATCTGCAGGCGGGCCTTGTCGTACACGCCGGCGTAGATGTCCGCGTCCGTGATGGACACCGAGACTAGCAGGCCGGTCACCTCCATGTTGTCGACGCCGGACCCCGCCGAGGACGACGCGGCAGACCCGAGTATGGCGTTCCCGTGCTCGTACGTGACGCCGTCCACGGTCAGGTCCGAGTCCCACGTCGTGAAGCCGAGCACGCGGTTCCAGGGGGCCTGCGTGGTCACCTTGACGCATATCGCCATCTGCATTGTCTCGCCGCGCATCCATCCTTTGAGCGCGGGCGTAACGTCCCTTGGCATTAGTCCCTGATCTCCACTACGTTTATCTCGCCCCAGGAGTGCACCGTCGACGCCTCCTGCGTGAACTTCATCTCGTCGACGTCGAACCTAGCGTGCACGTCGAACTGCCCGCGCCACGTCATTACATGCCCGGTCTGCGACGTCAGTATCGTCAGCACGCCCGACGTGTAGTCCAGCGTGTAGTCCGTGCCGGACGTCAGCAGCGTGCCGTTGGCGTACACAGTTATGGTGCCGGTCACCGGCTTCGTGATCTTGCGGCTGGACGTCGTGACGCCGTTGGTGTACCGCTTGAACATCTGCATCGTGCCGGAGCCGGAGTACGTGTTGGACCCGGACGCGTCCAGGAAGAAGCCTATGTGCGCGCCCGTGCTGATGTCCGTGTCGTTGTAGTCGGCCCAGTCCTTGTACCTGAAGCTGTTCAGCCGCCCCTGCACGTTGATGAAGAACGACTGCAGCTGGAACATCTGTTTGGGCGTCTTCAGGTTGTGCGCAACGTTCCACTTGTACCGCGGCAGCGTCCACTGCCCTATGCGCTGCTCGATGCCGGACCCCGTCACTATGACGAGCGTGTTGAACGACGGGCCGCCCTGGGCGCCCTGGCTGATGGCCGTCGGGAACTGCACGTCTATGAAGGCCATGTCGTCACCTGTTCCTGTTCAGGGCCATGCGGGCCGCAGCCGCCGACCGCTCCTGTATCTGGCTCTGCGTCCTCTGGCCGGAGAACGACCTTGCGTCCGTCGCCATTACTGTGATGTGCTGGTGCAAGTGGACGTCGCCTCCGCCGCCAGAGCCGCCGCCCGGCCCGCCCGTGCGGCCCGGGTGGGCGGTGTCCGGCCGTATCCACATGTTGCCCGCGCCGTCGACCGTGAGGTACTCGCGTCTGTTCTCACCGACGAGGTAGGAGCGGCCCTTCTCAACGGGCGCGCCCACAGCGGCCTGTGTCGAGCCTGTTGTCGTGCCGGCTATGTCGCCGCCTCCAGCGCCTATGCCGCCGCCGGTCGAGTCGCCGCCGCCGCCGCCTGCCGCGCCGAACGCCATGCCCATCAGCTTGGGTATCTGGTTGATGAGCATGTTGTAGAATTGCGACGCCAACCACTTAGCGGCTAGCTCGTACAGCATCTGGTCGAAGTCCTGCACAATCTCGGAGAATATGCCCTTGAACCCGTGCTCGCGAATGCGCATCAGAGAGTTGTAAACTATCTGCTCCATACCGTCCATTATGTCCGTGAGCAGCTTCTTGACCTCCGCCATCTTCTTCAGCTTGTTGAAGGCGTTCTGCTGGTCCTTGGACATCTTGTTCCACTGCGCGTCCGTTATGACGATGCCGTCGACGGTGTGGGACATGGTCGAGTTTATGTCCTTGAGCCCCTCGTTGACGCGCTTGTTTATGTCGTTGAGCTCGCGCGCCGCCTTGGCCGCCTGCTGGTTGGCCCAGACCAGCTCGAACAGGGCGCGCGCCTCCGCCTCCATGGCCGACCTCTGCTGCGGCGACGCGGCGTCCCAGCGGTCCTTCTGCTTGTCCTCGTACCCGGCCAGGAACTCGGACCACGCGCCCTCCTTAGCGTCGTCCCCGCCCTTGGCCTTAAGTAGGTCGTCCTTGGACTTGCGCAACGAGTCGTTCAGGAAGTCGGCGGCGTCCTTGGCCTGCTGTGCCTCCTTGGCCGTCTCCTCCTTGTGCTTCGTCGCGGCCTCTGCGTTCTTGACGCGCTCGGCGTACAGGTCTGCCAGGGCGTGCGCCGCGTCCTCGCCGGTGTTGACAAGCCGCTGCAGCTCCTTGAGCTCGTTTGCGTTGAACGTGCCGACCTTGCCGCCCTTGAATATGTCCATGGCAGCATCGCCCGGCGCCTTGAGGAGCTCGGCGGCCTGCTTGTTCTGTGCGATGAGTGCTAGCAGGCGCTGCTGTGGCGTCTCCTCCTTCTTGGCCGGCTCGCCGACTGCGTCGGCGATGGACTTCATCTGGTCGTCCGCGCTCTTGTCGAAGTCTGTGTTGTCGGCGTGCGCGTTGGTCACGAACAGCTGGTGCAGCATGCTCATCCAGTCGAACTTGCCGCTGGGCTTGCCGCGCGACACGCCGGTGCCTGGCTGCAGCGTGTACTGGCCGTTGACGAGGCCGACAGGCATGGGCGCTATGGCGTCCTGCGGCAGCGGCCCCATGTAGGACCTGATGGCGTCCATTGATGGGTTGCCGGCCATGTTCCAGGCGTGGGCGTACTTGCCCTTCGGGTCGAACAGCTCAAGCTGCAGCTGCCGGACGTTCTTGTTCGGACCGGCGTCGCCGGCGATGGCCTGCCGCTTCTGGTCGAGCTGCGCCGCGTCGATGTCGGACTGTATGGCGAGGTACTTGCGCGTCTCGTCGTTGAGCTTGGCCTGCGCCAGTACCTGCGCGTACATCGCGTTCGTGACCAGCTTGAGCTGGCCGTGCTGCCGGTCCCACATGACGTCGGCCGCGTCGCCCTCGGTGTACATCCCGTTGTACGCCTGGCGGAGCTGGTCCAGCTTCTCGCGTGCGGCGTCCATGGCCTGCTGGAACGGGCTCTCCTTCTCCTTCTTGTGCTTGCCGCCGGGGTCGTCGTGTCCGGGCGGCGCGATCGTCGGGTCGACGCCCTTGTACGCCGAGTCGCTGTTGCCCAGGTCGGGCACTATGGTCGACGGGTCCGTGGCTAGCGCCAGCGCGGCGTCCGCCTTGGCCAGGCGCGCGCGCGCCTTGGCCGTGTCCTTGCCTGCCTTGATGGCGCGGTTGAGGTCGGCCTGTGCCTGCGTCTGGGCCTTGTAGGCCGCGACCACCTCGCGCCTGTGCTTGGCCTCCTGCTGCAGCGTCGCGTTGACCTGGTCCTGGTCCGCCTTGTTGCGGCGCTGGAGGCCCAGCAGCCTGTTGAGGTACGCCTCGTAGTCTGCCCTGTCCTTCGCGGTCATGCGCCGCATGTACGGCTCGGTTGTCTGGCTGCCGGTTACGTTGTTGAAGAACGTGTTCGTGGTCTGCCGGACGTACGGGTTGCCGGACGCGATGTCGGCCGGGTCGGCCCCGCCGGCCTTCCACTTCCACATGCCGTCGCCGCCGCGCCGGGGCACGAGGCCGTGCGTCAGCGACCACTTGACGCGCGCGATGTCGGTGGCGTACTGGTCCGCGCCCTTGACTGTGACGTTGCCGTTTGCGTCCGTGTCGCCGCCCGCCAGCGTGACCTTGTCCTTGATGTTCTTCGACTCGTTGACGGCGATCTGCGCGAGGGTCAGGTCGCGGAGCTGGGCGGCGGACTTCTCCGCGGCGTCGCCCATGAGCGATATGGCCTCGCCCTCCTTGTTGTACCCCGACACCAGCTCGGGCGCGATCTGCGCCAGCCTCTGCAGTATGTCGTGCATCTCCAGGTGGCGCTTGTGCGCGTTGCCCGACTCCGAGGCGAGCTCCTTGTACCGCACGACCAGCTTGCGCACCTCGACCGCGTTGTCGTAGTGGGCCTTGGTCAGCGCGTCGGACTTCTCCGTGAGCTTGTCAAGCTCGGCGCGCGTGATGACGTGCTCCCTCTGCAGGTCGCCGTACTTGCCGACGAGCAGGCCGACGGCGGTCACTATGGCCGCAATGACGATGCCCCACGGACCGAAGCGCGCCAGCAGGGCCTTGCTGGCCAGCGCCTCCTCCGCCACGCCGAGCTCCACCATGGCCGTCTTGAGCTGGCTGACGCCGACGATGAGCTTGCCGACTGTGCCGAACAGTATCAGCGATATGCCGGCGAGCGCGACGAACTTGACCGTCGCCTCCTGTGTAGCGTTGGGTAGCTCCGTGAACGACTGGATGGCGTTGTCCGCCGCGCCCATCGCCTTGGTGAGCGACGGCGTGAGCGCGTTCGCGACGGTCGCGGCCAGCATGGTGCCGGCGTTCTGCAGCCTGCCGAGCTGCTGGTTGAGGTTCTTCAGCGACTCGGCGTACATCTTGTCTATCTCGCCGCCCTTGCCGAGCGACGAGTTGAGCGCGTCTATATTCTTGTGCAGGTCCTGGTAGCCGGTGCCCTCAAGGATGGACGCGCCGACTGTGCCGCGCAGGTTGGGGAACAGCTTGACGGCCAGGTCGGCCGGCTTCTCGACGTTGAGCGCCTTCTTCTGCTTGTCTGTGAGCCTGTCGAACGCCTTCATGACGTCGTCGACGATGCCCTCGATGTGGCGCGCGCGTAGGCCGACAGAGTTGAAGTCGCCGAACAGGTTGCTGCCCGTGTACTTGTCGAGCTCCTTGAGCAGATCGCGCACGGTCTTGGACGGGTTGATGATCTTGTTGATGTCGTTGCGAAGCTGGGTGGCCGCCTGCGCGCCGTCGAGGCCGTGCTGTGTGAACGTGACGAACGCCGCGTTGGCCTCCGTGAAGGACACGCCGAGGTTGGCGGCAGTGGCGTAGAGCGGCCCAGCCGCGTGGACCAGGTCTCCCATCGTCAGCGACGTGCGGCGCGCCGTGGCCACCATGGCGGCCATTGTCTTGTTCGACTCGTTCGCCGGTAGGTTGAACTCCTTGGTCGCCTTCGCGAGCAGCAGCGTCGTGTCCGCCAGGTCCGAGCCGGTTGCGACCGCGCCCTTCATGGCCGCACGCAGCATCTGCTGCGACTGCGTCGCCGTGAAGCCGTAATCGGTCAGCATGCGGAAGCCGTGCGCGAGCTCCTCGAGCGACGCGCCTGACTCGAGCCCGAGCTGCTTGACCGTAGCGTTCATGACCTGCACGCCCTCGGTCGTGAGCTGGGTGTTGTGCGCGGCCTGCAGCATCATCTGGTTGAAGTCTGCGCCTACCTTGGAGGCATAGCCGAGCGCGCCCTCGACGACTAGGCCCCCGGTTGCCGCCGTGCCGGCGATGTTGTTGAAGGCGCGCGTGCGGTGCTCGGCAGCGTCCTGCTGCCGCCGCATGGCTATGGCGGCCGCCACGCCGTTGGCAGCGGACGTGGCGTCCTCGAACGCGTTTGCCCTGGTGTTGAGGGCCTCGGCCTTCTGTGTGGCGTATATGCCCCGGCGGCCGAGGGACCTGGCCTGCGACTGCAGCGTGCGGTACTCCGCCTCGGTCGCCGACAGCTGGCCGCGGATGTCCGCGAGGTCGCGCGCTGCTGCCTGGGCGGTCGCCTTGGACGACGCGATCAGCGTCTTGTTGCCTGTGGACGCGGCAGCCACGCGCGCGGCCTCGGCCGACTCCCATATGCGCTGGTAGTCGGCCGCTATATCTCGTTGCGCGCGCAGCATGCGGCGCGCGTCTGCCAGCTGCGGGTTGACGGCCGCGCGCTGCGCGAGCAGGTTGTCCGCGATGCGGCCCTGCCGCGCCGACTCGAGGCGCATGGCCTCCACGGTGCGGCGCGCCTGGTCGCCGCGCACCTTGACCTGGTTCAGGCGTGCGTCGACCTCGTTCATGCCCAGCTTGAACTGCGTTAGGTCCGCCCCGACCTGCGCTATTAGGTTGGCTACCGTGATTGCCATGCTTGCCTACCGCCTGCGTCGCGCCCTTTCGGCCTCTGCCCACGCCTCGGCCGACTCCGCCATCAGTGCCCTCTGCCGCCAGAGTATGCTTACGTCCTCGAGCCCCACCCTCGCGTCCCCCCATGGGACAGTGCCCAGGTACCTGGCCGCCCGCATGGTCAGGTACCATCGCGGGCAGTACCCGGCACGCCCGTTCATGTAAAGGAACTTTCGGAGTTGGAGCTCTTCGCTTCCCCCGGGCTGAGCGCCTCCCCGACCGCCTTGATGATGTCAGTCATGACGTTGAGCGGGACGTCGAGAAGGCCCTGCATGGTGACAGGCACTACCTTCTCCTCGGTGAGCTGCTCGCCGTTGCGGAACACGCCCTCGAGCTCGTACCGGAAGCGCTTGCGCTCCCCGTCGGCGTGCTCGTCCTCGAACTTCTCCGGGTCCCACTCCCCGATGCGGCCGCCCTCGCCGTTCACAACGAACAGCCGTTTGCCCGGTTCGGTCGCGGGCGCCCAGTCCGGTTCGACCTCGTCCTTCTTGTTGTACTGGAAAACTGGGTACTCGCACATGAGGTCCCACTGCGCGATGAGCGGGATTATCATGCGGATGAGCGTCTTGCCGGCGCCGTCGGACGGCTGGTCTGCCTCCTCCTCCAGGCGCGGCGTGTACGCGTTGACGAAGTACGAGACGTGTAGCTCCTCGTCCCCGTACTTGAGCGGGTCCAGCGTCTTAACCTGCTGGCGCACTTTGCTGAGCTTAACTGCCAAGGTCTGCCCCCTTGTCCGTAGTGTGTTGAGGCGGGCCGGCCACGGCCGGCCCGCTGTGCCCCCTAGAGGGCGGTCATGTTGACGTCCACCTCGACCTTGACGGCCGCGCCGAGGCTGACCGGGTCGTACCGGAGCGTGGACTCGTAGTCGCCGACGTACAGGCCGTCGACGTCCTTCTTGGGCCCGTTGATCCAGTTCACGCACTCTGTGATCTTAAACCGGTGTGGGAAGCCCGTCTCGATGAGCAGGCCCTTGTTCTCGACGACGCGGTAGTACGGCGTCCCTGCCCTGAGGCCGGCGAGCGTGGCCTGCCCGACCGAGTCCTGAGACAACGCCATGCGCTGCGTCCACTCCACGCCGGCCGCCTCGACCGTGTTGGAGAACGACGACACGCTGTCGTCCAGCGTGATGACCGGCGTCGCGCGGTTGGTGCAGCCCCACTCGTACTCCATGCAGCGCGCCATCCGCACCAGGCCGTTCGCGCCGAGCAGCGCGGTCCCGACGAACACGCCAGTGTCCTTGGAGTTGATCGGCTTGGACGTGACCTGCGTGATGGACGACTGCGTGGTCATGGTGAACGGGTCGACCGCCGTCATGCCGATGAAGTCGCCCTGCTTGGTCGCCTCCTTGCCCGTGATGCGGAGCGTGAGCGCCGTGACGGTGACCTGGCTGATCTGCTGCGCCAGGTTGGCCGTGTTCGGGATGCCCTTTTCGAGCGTGTACGTCTGGATGGCCGACTCGGGCCCGTACGGGTTCATGGAGAACGTCCACCGCCGCGTGTTGGTGGCCGTGGCCGCGCGGCCCAGCGTCGGGGTCGGCGTGCCGGTCGGGTTCTGCAGCGTGGCGGTGCCCGTTGACAGGTACCCCGAGAACGCAACCTGGTACGACGGCGCAGCGCCGGTGACGGTCACCTGGCCGGCGCCGACGTTGGACAGGGAGCCGATCGCGGTCTGCAGAGCGGCCGCGTTGGCGTACGAGGCCGCCGCAAGCGTCTGCGTCTGGGTGCCGGCCGCCGTGGCGGTCACGACGTCGAAGCCGATGGTGCCGGAGGCGCCCGTGATGTTCCACGTGTTGAGTAGTGGCGTGGACACGGTAGCCGAGCACATCAGGCTCGAGAGCAGGTAGACGACGTCGTAGAACGCCAGGTACCCGCCGATCTTGCCGGTCGTGTACTCCTTGCCGAACGCAACGTCGGTGTCGAACTTCTCGCCCTGCGCGCGCACCTTCCGGATGTCCGGGACGATGTCCGGCTGGAAGTCCGTGCAGAGCAGCCTCTTGGTCGCGGCGCCCGCGGTGCCCGGAGTAACCTCCGGGAAAAGCGAGCACCCCTCGTATACTACAGCCCTTTCCAATGTAAAGCCTCCTTGTCCCTGGGTTACCGCTGCAGGACCGCTCGGCGACGCCAGGACGCTTTCTTCACCGAGGGAGTTGATTGACGTAAGAATGTACCAGTAGTTCTGGCCTATCTGCACGTACTTGTCTATGAACGACGAGCCCTGTACGTTGGAGCCGCCGATTATCTGCGTGTAACTTCCGTTCGACGCCGTCGAGCGGTAGACGTTGACGCCCGATGCCCCGGCGGCCGGCGTGAATGTGCCGGTTATCTGCGGCGGCCCCGAGGACGACGGCGTTAGTGCCAGACCGGACGGCGGTGACGGCGCGGTCAGGACGTTGGACGTGGCGGCCCCGTTGGTCACGCCTCCGCCCGAGTTGTTCGTGGCCTGCGCTCGGTACAGGTAGTTCGTATTGCCGGCCGTCGTGCTGTCCGTGACCACTGAGCCAGCCCCGACGCCGGACGCCACTGTCGACCACGTGGAGCCGGCGTTAGCCGACCTCTGCAGGTTGAACGAGTCTATCGACGACGTGGTCGTCGGCATGGTGACCTTGACCTGTGTGTCGTTGACCGTGCCGACCGTCGGGGTGCCTGGGACTGGCGGGCCACCGAACGTCGACGAGGCCGTGCCTGTTGTGCTGCCGACGCCGTTGACCGCTATGAGGCGGTAGTACAGCTGTGTGTCGTCCTGGCCTGTGGACGTGTCCGTGTAAGTGGCCCCTGTCTGGCCGGTGCCGCCGGGCGCGTTGTTAAACGTTACATTGTCCGTCGACTTCTGGACAGTGTACGACGTGGCGCCTGTCGACGCCAGGGATGGCAGGTTGACCACAACCGAATTGTGCGAGTTGGTCCCATAGGTCGGTGCACCCGGCGCCGTCGGTGCGCTCTGCTGCATCAGGGCGACCGTTATCATCGGGCTGGCAGTCGGCGCACCGCCCTCACCGGTCCACCCAGGCGTGACCACTGTGCCAGATGTCGCCGTGACGGCGTTAGCGTACTCTACCCTGAACACAGTGTAGATGTTCAAGGCCGGCTGTGCGGACGCGGCCGCATCAAGCGTGTAGCCGGCGCCCGCTGACGGGCCGGCCGTCGGACCGCCCGAGTACGATATGCCGGACACGACGAGGTCGTTGTTGTTGCCTGTTGTGACGGACGGACTGCTGGCGTTCTGCGTGCTGTAGGTCGCACCGGACGGCGTTTCGTTGCCCGTCGCCGACGAGTAGCCCTCGACCGTCATCGCCCAGGAGCCGGTGTTCGCCGGCATGGACGATATGGTTATGGTCGCGTTCGTCAGCGCGCCGCCAGTCCAGGTGTTGGCCCACAGGTCCAGCGTGATGAAGCCGGACGCGCCGCCGTTAGTCTGCGACTTTATCTTGGTCCACGTGCCGTTTAGCGAGCCGGCGCCGGAGTTGCCGGTCATGGCCGGCGCGGTCGAGCCAGACGCGTTGGCCGTGGTGTTCGAGTTGAGCACCCACACGAGCAGTATGCCGGACGTGCCCGTCATGGACACGCCCGACACGGCGCCTGAGCCCGTGCCGCTTATGGCGGCGCCTATAGCGTACCCGTGGTCGAAGGCTATGTTTGGCATTGTGCTTCCTTATTCGGACGTCATCGAGCTGTAGACCCCGCCAAGGTAGAACCATGTGACGTTGTTCTGGTTCTGGCTCATTCGTATCGTCGTGTCCCTGACGAACTTGTACACGGTCACACCTGACGTCGGCTCCACGACCGGGCCGTAGTTCTGCAGGCACGCGTCTATCGCGTCGGACACCGGCTTGAGGCCGCCGTACCCTATGTTTGAAGCGCAGGCCTTAACCGAGTACGCTGATGGCTCCATGGCCCTGAAGCCGCCGATCGCGTTGACGTCGACGTTGTACTCCATCGTGAACAGTATGAACGGCTCGACCGCGCCCTGTGGCGCGACGTCCGAGCAGACCGCCCTCGACACGTCGGTGTCCGAGGCGGCCCATCGTGGGTTGTTCCGGACGTCGCCCTGGCCGAAGAAGCCAAGCGATTGCTGCACGCCGGGGTCGGCGGACAGCAGCCCGAGCAGCACCTTGTCCACGGCCAGTATCTCTGTTGCCAATTCAGCCTCTCGTCACGACGCGCGCGTTCTGTGCGCCTATTGCCCTTGTCAGCCTACCGGCCAGCTGGCCGCGCGCCCAGTTAACTGCGGGCGTCATGAACGGCTGTGCGGCCATCTTCACCGTGCCGTACTCCACGAAGCCGGCGTAGTACGCCGAGGCTCCGATGGTGACCAGGAACGTGCCGCGCGTCACGTCTGCCATCGGCATGATCGACCGCCAGTCCTCCTCGAAGCCAGCGTACTCTTGTGTCCCTAGGTGCGCGAACGACTGCTGGTGCCAGGTCGTCTCGCCACTGCTATTGCGCCCGAACCTCTCGCCTGTGTGTGTCCGCGTCAGCCTGACGCGTTTCAGGTGGTTCCAGTCGCCTGACGGGCTCAGGTCGCGCTGTGTCCGCTTGCTTATCAGCGGGTCGTCTGTTACGAACTCCAGCCGCCCCGGGTTCAGCCTGGCCGCCGCGTTCGCCGCGGCGAAGTAGCCGGCCGACGCGCGGCCCCTGGCGAACTTGCCGGCCGCCTGGTTCTCGGCCGACCCGGGCCTCGTCACGTAGATCGACGCGCGGAGCGCGCCCGTCTTGACGGGCACCAGCCTGCGGGCCATGTCACGCGTCTCACGGCCGAGCTGGTACACAGCCTCCTGCGCGCGCAACTCGACCTCGCGGCTCCAGCCAGACAGGTCGACCTTGTTCTTGACGATAGTCTGCGCCAGCACAAGGCTGGACGCGCCTTCTGCCATGGTCAGCTCTTCTTGTAGCAGTAGTACGACGACGTGCCGCCGTCGGCCGCGTCGTTATACGGCGAGTCAACCTCGAACGTCGAAGTGCCGCCATGGTCGTTGGTGACCGTTATGACGTCGCCGGCCTGTATGTCCGTGCCCCATGGCACCTTTATCATGTGGTTGGCGCGCTCCTGCTTGACACCGACGGACGCGTCCACCCACGGTGTGCGCGGTATCTCCTGCACGCGGCACATGACGCCGGACCCGACCTGCTGCTGTGTGCCGGTCTTCGTGCCGAAGCCGTCATCGGCCAGTGTGGCGCGCGTCACGACGCACGGCGTCGACATGGTGTTGTCCGCGGTTATGCGCATGGCCGCGACCATGGCAGGGTTCACCATCATTGCACGTTACCCCCAGGTCAGCTGCGCGCCGCGCTCCCAGGCCCACTGGGCCTGTATGTCGCCCCACAGCTGGTACCACGGCGTAGTAGCCTCGGACCCTACGCCAGGGTGGCCCATCTGGCCGATCTGCTGGCGCGCGTACCGCCTGCTCCCGTTTATCTGGAACAGTGGGAACTGCGTCAGCGCGGCGTCGTCGACGGCCACGAACGAGCACGACATGAACAGCTCGCCGGCCTGGTCCAGCCACTGCTGCTCGACCGGGTCCAGCGGCTTCTCGGCGCGCGCAGCCAGCTCGGCGAACTGCCACTTGTCCGTGCCGATCTGTATGGTCGTCAGCTCGCCGGACGCAACCGTCTTTGGCGTCAGCGGCCGCAGGTAGGCCGCGGCCACCAGGGCGAGCGCCTGGTCGAACGTGTTGACGTCCGCGGCCGGCACGGCCTGGTAGGACGGCAGCACGTCGGACAGCCGCCGCAGCACAAGCCGCGACACGAAGCACAGCGCCGAGTCTAGTGGCGCGTCGGGCAGCACTGCCCGGGCCGGGTCGTTGGCGTTCAGCCTCTCCCGCACGAACCTGTGCACTGCCGTGTTCGGCGCGAAGTAGTCGTCCTGCTCCACTATCGTCTGGCCGTCGTTGGTCGCCAGGCCCCAGTACAGCGAGTACGGGCCCGGCACGGGGAACGAGACCAGCTGCGTCGCAGTCGGGTTCGGGCCGGCCGCCGGCGTCGCCGGCGTCAAAGGTTGTGTCGTGCCGTCGGGCAGCCTGACGCTGAGGGTCGCGCCCGTGGGCGTGACCGAGACGTCCGTCGTGAACTGGTGTTGCAGCTTCACGGTGCTGCCCGATAGCACGTTTGTCACTTGGTTGCCTTACCTGCGGGCGGCTGTGGTGCCTGCCCGCCCTTGTCCGGGTCGTCGTCGGCCGCGCCGGAGCCAGCGCCCTGGCCCTGGCCCTGGCCGCCGTCCGGCGGCGCCTCGCCGCCCTGGGCCGCCGCCTTGGAGCGCAGCTCCTCGAGCTCCGCGTCCTTGGCGCGCGCCTCGAGCTGCATAGCCTCGATGATGCGTGCGTAGCGCTCGTTCTGGTTCGTGGCCGCGTCCGCCTCCGCATGGGCCTGCTCGGCCCTGCGGCGGTGGAACTCGGGGTCCTGCTCGGCCAGCTGCTCGGGCGTTAGCCCGTCGCAGTTGACGTACCGCCCGCCGACGATGAACCAGCCTGCTGGGTCCTCTCCGTCCGGTAGCTTGTTAGATGGCTTAGCCAGGCCTGGCAGCGCCGCGTTGCGAAGCCGCGCCTGCCCGATGCCCTGCCCTGCCCCGATCGACGAGAACGCCCTCTCCGCCGGCGTCTGGACCTCCTGCTCGGCGCCGTCGACGAGGTCGCTCATGTCGACCGTGTTTCGTCCGTTTCCCATGGCAAAACTTCCCTCCCTGCCCGAGGATGTGTGTCGGGCGCCGGCCCCGTCGGGGGCCGGCGCGTGCCCCTTGGGGCTAGATGATGTACGGCGGCGTGTAGCTGCCGTTGTTGGTGATCTGCAGCACCGCAGCGCCGATGCGGTTCTGGACCGCGACGTCGAACTCGCGGACGTAGCCGCGGGCGCGGAGCGGGTACTCGTCGTACTCGTACATGAGCCGGAGGTCGCCGTTGCCGACGCCAACCGAGCCGCCCATGATGGAGTTGGACGAGCCGCCCACGCCCTCCGGGCCGGTGCCGCGCACGCGGAGCGCGAGCGGCTTGCGCTGCCCGAGCTGGTAGCACAGCAGGTAGTTGACCGGCGCCCACGGCTTGACCCAGACCTCGCAGCCGTTGAAGTAGCCGATGCACCTGTCGTACGGGTTGGAGACGTCCAGGCTCATGCCGGCCGCCTGGTTGATCAGCGTGGACCCGATGATCTGCGCGGGCAGCAGCGGGACGAACACCGTGTTCGGCATGCCGCGGAACGCGCCCTCCTGGGCCTGGTTGATGATGATGTAGGTGTCGCCAGTGTTGTGGTGCTCGATTACCTCGAGCCGCAGCACCTCGACGGCGGTCTGGTCGCACACGGAGGCCACGTGGTAGTGGTTCATGTTCGACGGGAACACCTCGCCGTTCGGGCCGACCGGGATCGGGAACGACGTGTCGTTGTTCTGCAGCGCCTTGACGGGCAGCACCGCGTTGTCCAGGATGCGGTCGTAGAACGTGTAGTTCACGCCGCCGTAGAACGCGCGGGTGATCTGCCGGCGGATGCGGCGGACGTCGGCGGTCAGGAGCATGGTGACCTGCGCCGCGAACTCCTGCACTGTGCAGTTCTCGAAGAAGTCCCGGTTCCACTGCAGGCCCGCGCCGAACTTGCGGAGCGGGAACCCGATGTTGGCCCCGTTCGGCTCCTTCTGCGGCTGCACGTCGCCCCAGGCGTCGATCTCCTCCATCTCCATCTGGCCGTTGCCGCCGGTGCGTCGCAGGCGGTTGGTGGTCACCTCGCAGAACGCCGAGAGCAGCTCGGCGAGGATGCGGTTGTGCGCGGTGAACGCGTTGTTGATTACCTCGAAGACGTTGTCCTCTCCAAAGGACGCGACGGTTCCCTGTGCGACGCGCAGAGACTGGAGCGTGTCCTGTGTCTGCAGCGTTCCGAACGCGGGGACGCCGGGCGTATATGCTGTCGGGCTGTAACCCATCTATTTCCTCCCTCCGCCCGGCCGGGCCGGGCGTGGCGTTTGATCCTCGCGCCCTAGTTGGCGACGATGTTGAACCTCAGGTAGAGGTTGCCCACGAGGCCCGCGCCGGCGGACAGCGTGCCCGTCACCCACCCGTTGGCCGCCACCTTGACGGCCGCCGTGTTGGAGAACAGGCCCGCGGCCGTGTGGACGTCCTGGGCGTTGAGAAGGTTGGTGCCGGCGGACGTGCCGTTGGCGGCCGTGCCGACCGACAGGGTGCACGCGCTGGTCGCGACTGTCTTGATGTCCGCGATGCAGTCGCCGGCCGGTATGATGAGCGGGGTGGCGAACGGGCTCTGCCACGCGAACGCGCCGCCATTGCCGCCGGTCACCGCGAGGGCGAAGCCGTCGTTGCGGACGCCTGTGACGAGGCCGTATGTGTCCCCCATGTTGAGGTACCCCTCGGTGCCCCACAGCCGGATGCGGTTGTCGTCGAGGATGACGCCGCACGGCTGCTGGCCGAACCAGGCCGGCGCCGTGTCGAGGCCGCCCTTGACGGAGCCCGACAGGTACACCGGGACCGGGCCGCCGGCCGCGCTGAGGAACGAGTTGATGAGGCCCTGCCCGTACGCCCAGTCGCAGTCGCGGATGAGCGTGAGGGCGTCGGCCTGGGCGACCTTGGCCGCCTGCGGCGCGAAGCCGTGGACGAACGCCTTGGCGGCGTCGCCGCCGGTCGCGTCGGCCCGCATAATCATCATGGTCGGCACGCCGGCAGAGATGGCCGTCGTGTTAGGGACGAGCGTGCACGCGTCGCCGGCTGCGATGTCCTCGCCGACGATGTACCCGGAGCCTACCCGGTTGTGCCCGTCCGGCAGCTTGCTGATCGGGGACGGAGTCCCGTACTTTGCAACAGCACCCATTTTGTGCTGCCTCCTTTACGTTTTGTGTAAGTCGGCCTACATGCCGTAGATGCCGGACGCGCGCCGCTCACGGATGTTTGCGGCTGCGAGCTGCTCGGGCGTCTGTGTTAGTGTGCCTGTGTTGTCGGCCGACGCCATGTTAGGCGTCGTGGCTGCTCCTGCGTGCCCTACCTGCGGGTGGGCACCGGGCGCCGTGTTGCGCTGCATAGGCGCGCCGCCAGGCGGGGGCAGCAGCCCCTTGGTGACGGCGATCTGCTCGTACTGCTGCGCTAGGCCCCTCAGGGCCGTCATGTTGTCGACCCCGTGCGAGTCGACTAGCTGCGCCGCATTGGCGCCGGCCTCCGGGCCGAGCGCTATAACGGCCAGCTGCTTGGTCTGCGTCTTGAGTCGGCCGAAGTAGTCGTCTCCGACCGTCGCGCGCGCCACAAGCGAGTTGAAGGCGGCCACATCGTGCACGCCGGCAGCATTGAGCGCCGTCGCGAGCGCCGGGTCGGGTGACCAGGCGGTGGCCGCCGCGGCCGGCGTTTCCACTGCCGCGGCTGCCGCCCCCACGGCCTCCGCGGCGGGCTGCCCGTCGCCATCTGCCGCGGCCTGGGCCGCGTCGGCGGCCGTGGCCGCCTGGTTCGTGTCGTCGTTTGCCGCCGCGTCGGTGGCCGCCTCCTGGGCTGCCGCCGCTGTGTCGTCCTCCGCCAGCCAGCCGCGCACGACGGAAAGGTCTACGTCCTGTGCCATCGCTGATGTTTCCTTTCGCTTCTTGCCGCCCGGCTTGCGGGTCGACAGGACGTCGGCGTGCGCCGAGTCCATGCTCATAATCGCGTCGACGAGGCCGACGCGCTTGGCCTCCGCCCCGACGAACATGCCTCCGTTGGCCACTCTGGCCAGCTGCTTCTCGTCCATGCCACGGCCCTTGGCCACGGAGCGCGCGAACAGCCCCATGAGGCTGTCCATGCGCTTCTGCACGACGCCGAGGTGCTCGTCCTCGACCGGCCTGCGGCCGATTGCCTTCTGCTCGCCCGCGTACACCACGTACCGCTTGATGCCCTGCATCTCCTCGCGCCGCGTGGTGTCGACCAGCTCCGTGTAGACGCCTATGGAGCCGACGATGGCGTTGACGTTCGCATACGCGTTCCTGCACTGTGCCAGGATCAGGTAGCCCGCCGAGCAGCAGTTGTCCTGGGCGTACCCGTCGATCGGCTTGATCTTGCCCGCGCGCCGCACGGTGTCTGCCAGGTCGAACGAGCCGTCGACGGTGCCGCCGGGCGTGTCGAACACCAGCATTATGGACTGCACGGCGTCGTCGGCCACTGCCTTGCGGATGGCCTCCTGCACGGACACAGTCGCCGTGCCGCCGAACATCTCCTGCATGCTGTTGGCCTGCTTGGTCATCGGGCCGCCGATGCCGATGTAGGCCACGCCGTCCTCGGCGCGGTACGACGGCGGCGACGTGTTGCCGGGGCCGGCGGCCGCCCTGTTGGCGGCGTGCGCCCTGGCGACGTCCGCCAGCGTCATGCCCTCAAGCGCGAGTATGATAGTGCCGGCGTAGCCCTCGTCTATCATCCAATGGCGCCCTATGGACGCCAGCAGGCCCAGCGCGTTGACCGGCGCCTCCCTATCTATTTGCACGCGTACTCTCCCTGGCCGCTGCGGCCACTAGGTCCCTTGCGTACTGGAACGTGTCCAGCCCGTCCGCGTATACATACTGCGACAGGCCCTCGGCCTTCGGCGTCGACTTCTTGGCACCGCGCTCCTCCTTGGTCGTGCCCTCGGAGTTCGGGTTCTGCGGAACGGCGCGCTTGCCGCTGTTGTCCTGCTTCCTCGGCCCCCTGACGGCGCCGCCGGCGCCGCCCTTGCGGGAGTCGGACCCGGCCGTCGGGCTGTTGGTCGCGGCCTCGGCGTCCGGCAGCGGCTCTATCACGCCGGGCTGGGCCTCTGCGACGGCCGAGTGGCCCGTCACCTCGACCGAGCCCTCGTCGTGCGTCACGTAGCCGAGCTTCTCCTTGTTGGTCGCGTTCAGGATGCGCACGGCCTCGGTGTTCGCCTCGACCAGCGCGTCGTTCGTCTTGATGCGGTCGTACTCGGCGACTGCGTACGACGTGGACCCGAGGAGCCGCAGGTGCAGGTTGACAGCCCACACGACCAGCTCGGACACCAGCCCGCGCAGGTTCTCCAGGCCCTCGACGTAGATCGTCCACTCGACGGACGTGAACTGCGTGACGCTCTCGGACACGCCGAGCAGTGTCGGCAGCGTCTTGAGCGCCTGGACGATGCGCATCCGCAGGAACGACAGTATCTCGGACAGCCCCTGCCAGGAGCCCGGCTGCAGGTTGTCGACCTGGCCGGACGACTGGTGCACGATGTTGTCGGAGCTCTGCAGCTGCCCGACGTAGTTGACGACCTCCATGAACCGGGCGTTCACCCAGTCGGCCGCCTTCTTCGGGTCCGATATGCGGTACACCTCGACGGCCACCTTGTGTAGGGCCATCAGGTCGACGCCGACCCTGAGCCGCGGCCACGCCGCGTTGTGCACGGCGTCGCGCAGGTCCTGCATGAGCGCCAGGTCGGCGATCGCCTCGGACAGGGCCGTCGCGTACGGCGCGCGGCCGTACGGGTCGTCAATGATCGGGTCTATCGCCCGCCACGTGAACGTCTCAGGGTTCAGCGGTATGAACGCGCCCCCGAGTACCGACGGCATGCCTGCCGGCCCCATCGGGGCGTTCGGCGGAGGCGGCGGCGTGGCGTATGGGCCCTGGGCGAATGCTCCCAGCCCGATCGGGAACCGCTGCCGCTGGTACGGCCAGAGGTCGTCGTTCCTGTTCCAGCGCGCGAAGTACACCGAGAGGCTGTCGACCGGCCACAGCCTGTGCAGGCCGCGGATCGCCCCGGACGGGACGCCCTCGACGCATATCAGGCCGGTGAACAGGCCCATCATGGTCAGCTGCGTGAGCAGCCCGTTCAGGCCGCCTATCTCGGGCGGGAGGCCGGCGAAGAACGCGTCCGCCTGCGCTTGCGCCGCCTCGTCCTTCTCCTTGGGCGCGCCGGGCGCGGCCCGCTTGTACACAGTTATGTTGTACCCGTCGCGCGGGCACGTCAGCCGCAGCGCGTTCCACAGGGCAAGCCCGACCGACGGGTGCACGTCCGGCAGCAGGGACAGGAGCCGCATCGGGTACGTCGTCGCGTACTCCTGTATCTGCTCCGACGTCTGGCCGAACAGCGGGTCGACCGGCGCGCGCCGCGCCAGGACGCCCATGCCGCCCGACGCGAACGGCGTCCAGTTGCGCGGCTCCGACAGGCGCTCGCCGCGGCCGGGCGCGCCCGTCGCCTGCATCAGCTCCTGCTCGGCCCTCTGGCCGGGCGGCTGCACGTAGTTGCCTGGCGCCCGCGGCGCGGCGGCCCGCTGGCCCGCGCCGGACCCTGCCTGGCCCTGGCGGGTGTCGCCGGCGCCGCTAGTGCCAGTCGGCCGGCCACCCCGTCCCCGCGACCCTCGCCGCCTGCGCTTGCGCCCTTCCTCTTCTGCCAAGCCCGCTCCTCCTCGTCCCCGACCCGCGGTGCGCCGGCACGCCGACGACCCCGAGGTGGCTCGCCTCCGCGGCCGCCATCGCCACGTCGCCCGCCTTCGGGTCCTTGTCGCGTATGCCGTCCTCGGCGGCCACCAGGTACCTCGTCGGGTCCATGCCGTGGTTCCACTTGTCTATCGGCTTGTCAAGCGTCCTGTCGCCGTCCCTGGCGGTGTGGCGCTTGCCCCAGACGTAGGCCCCGAACTCCTCGATGTCCGAGGTCGGCTGCATGTCCTCCTTCAGGGCCTCGTCGACGCCGCCGATCGGCTCGCAGCGCCTGAACATCAGCAGCGGCCTCTCCACGCCGCCGCTCCACTCCCTCTCGCGCGCCCTGAGGCGCGCCTGCACGGCCTGTATGCCCTCGATCACGTTCTTGACGGCCGCCCGCGTCCGCAGGCCGGTGTGCTTCTCCAGCGTGGCCCGCCCCTCGGCGTCCCAGTCGCAGATGACCTCCGACGGCAGCGGCTCGGGGAACGCCGCCGCCGGCACGTGCTCCGCGGCGCCGTCCGGGTCGTAGGACCAGCCCGAGTCCGCCAGCAGCATGCGCGCGGCGTCCTCGACGAGGGTCTCGGTCCGGTAGAGCAGCGCGTACCGCCACCAGCGGCGCGTGCCCGGCTGCCTGGCCCACTTCTGCACGCACATCGGGTCGTTCCACCCGAAGTCGACCGTCCACTTCCTGTCCCAGTCGTCCGGGGGGCGCGCGGTCGGCCCCCAGGGCGCCTTGCCGTCGCCGTCGCACCAGACGTGCGCCTCGGCCGTGAACTCCTCGTAGACCGCGCCCTCCGCGCCAGCCCACAGCCCGAGCCGGAGCCGCTTGTAGCGCGGGCCGGTCAGGTTGTCGAGGCGCGCCAGGTACTTGAGCCCGAACTCCGTGAAGCGCCCCGGCCGCCCGAGGGCTGGGTGCGCGTCCGGCCACGCCGGGTCCCCGGGGGTCGTCCCCTCGTGGGCCAGCTGGAACAGCGTCGGGTTGTCCTCGTGCAGCGACGCTATCAGCCGCCACCGGCCCTGCAGCGACCGCTGCCGTATCCAGTGCTCCGGCGCGTCCGGGTTGCAGTCGAACAGCAGCTGCTGGAACGGCAGCACGCCGTTCCTGAGGCGGGACGAGAGCGACTCGAAGTCGGCCTCCTCGCACTCCGTCGCCTCCTGCACGTAGACCAGGTCGAACTCCGTCGACATTATCTTGCCGGGCTTGTCCAGCCCGACCACGGCTATCTCGGACCCGTTCGGGTACGTGTACTTCGTCCTGTGCGACCGCCGGATGGCGGTGACGTTCATCGGGTGGCCGTCGGGGACGACCTTCTCCTCGAACGTGAACAGCGCGGCCTCCGTCAGGGACTCGCGCGTTTTCCTCGCTATCAGGCACCGGACGTTCGGGTACTTCTCGCAGAGCAGGTGCAGCTTCTCAAGGCACGCCCGGCTCTTGCCGGTGCCCGCCGGGCCGCAGACGCCGACGGTGTCGGACCTGTCGTACAGTATGTCGTACGCCGACCCCTGTGGCCTGAACGCCTTGCTGGTCCTGTCCTCGCCCGCCTTAGTCGCCACCGCCCGCGCCCCTCTCCTGCGCCACCCTCAGCGCGACAGCCGCCCGCGACGCCGGGTCCAGCAGCAGCGCGACGGTCGCGACGTAGACCTGGGCGAAGTCCGACGGGTTGCCGCCGGACTCCGCGACGCGGCGCGCGGCCGAGCCCCACACGACCCCGACCACGGCCTGCGCCTCCGCCGGCAGCCTGTCGATGCCCGTGAGCACGGCGCGCCTCCCTCCTAGAACGGCTCCTTGCCGGGCAGGAGCACGTAGTTGACGAAGCCGGCGACCGCGCCGCCGGCGGCCGCGATCTGCAGCTTCTGGCCGGGCAGCGTCTGGAACAGCGGGTCCGGCTGCTGGGGCACGGTCTTGTCGGCGTACTGCCCGCACTTGATCGCGCCGGTTAGGTCCGCCGGCGTGGTCCCGTCGGTTGTGATGAACTTGAACGACGCGCCCGCAGTGTCGACCGTCAGGCTGTACCCGACGACGGCGATGGCCTGCGCGCCGTACGACAGCGAGCCGGCCCCGGGCGCCGGCGCGTTGGCCGCGATCGCGGCGACGATGTCGCCCGTCACGCCTGAGCCGACCGACACGGGGGCGGACAGCACCGTGTGCTGCCTTGAGTTGAACCTCGAGTTGTCCAATTTGCGTCTCCCTCTTTACATGCGCTCCAGGTCGATGCCGATGTACAGCTTCCGCACCTGGGTTGTCTCAGTCTTCTCCGTCCACTGCCCCAGCTCGGTGGCCAGCTGCCTCGACAGCTCCGCCTCCGCGCGCAGCAGCCCGGCGTCCACCTCGAACTCGTCCACGACCTCCGCCTTGGGCCCCGAGCCGATCACGCGCTGTCTGTGCACCACGAGGCCGGACGACCCCCCCGGCGCCGAGGCCAGCAGCGCGTCGAACTCGACGCCGGCGGCCTCCGCGGCCCTCGCGGAGGTCCCGGCCGCCGCGCGCTCCTCGACCACCTGCTGTATGCGCTCGAGCCTGTCCTGGTGGCGCGCCACGCGCGCCTCCTTGACCGCGAGGCCGTTCAGGGCGCAGCGCTCCAGCATCCTGGCCCGCAGGGCGGTGACCGCCGCGGCGAAGTCTGGGTCGCGCGTCCACTCGCGCACGGCCCCGGCCGACACGCCGACCGCTAGGCCGACGTCTACAGCCGTGAAGCGGCCGTCGGCGAGCATAGGCAGCGCGGCGATCCGCGGCTGCGTCCACTCGAACGAGCCGAGGGCCAGCTCCAGCCGCCCGCCGGGCAGCTCGAGCGCAACGATGTTGTTGGCCGGCGCTTGGCTGCCGGCCTGGGGCGAAAGCGTCTCCACGCCTACATTGTACCGCGCCAAGGCCGGCCGGTCCAGGCCCGGCCGAAAATACCGGCCGAGGGGCCGAGCGAGACCAAGTACGTACCAACTTTACCGTTCTGGCGGAAAACTCCGTGCGGGTGGCGCGGGACTAACTCCGGGCATCGGGCATGGTATAATATATATGTTGGTGACGAGGTCGACCGATCGACATCGAAATCAATCAATCAAAAAATATGTCGAAATCTATTGACATATGAGAGATGATATGATATAATAAAGATGTCGATAATGATCGACGAAACCAACAACTAAACAACAGGAGACAGATTATGTCAACAACAGCCACTTCGTCCATCGTGGACGCCGTCAAGGCGATGGTCGCCGCCACCCAGGTCGCGAAGGACCAGCGCAAGAAGACGACCGACGTCAACCAGGCGACGGGCAAGAACTTCACGTCGAAGGACAAGGCGGTTCTCGGCATCGACGACGACCGCTCCATCACCTGGGCGTACCCGAACTTCGAGGCGACCGACTCCGAGAAGTTCAAGCTGCTCGCGAAGGCCTGCGACACGACGGCCAGCGAGCTCGCGAGCCGCATCGTCATGGACTGGTTCGACAAGAACCGCGAGGCGATCGAGCCGGTCGTCGCCGACCAGCTGAGAGGCGAGCAGACCGAAGAGGACCTGCAGAAGAAGCTCGAGGCGATACAGCGACAGCAGGCCGCGACGCTGGCCAAACTCGAGGCGCTCCGCAAGAAGTAGCAGGACGAAACCTAGCCACCGCCGAGAGGCGGTGGCGACGGTCCCGCGGTGACGCCGCGGCTGACGAGTCCACGACGAAAGGGGACGGACCATGGCATACGCTATCGCATCGCTTGTCGTCGCATTCGCGACGTCGGTGTTCGGCGCCTACGTCTGGGCGCTCGTACACTAACACATGGAGGTCATCATGACCCGACAACAGCTTGGCTTCGCCAAGCGCTACTACAAGGCGCTGCCGCGCGACCTGGCGCGGCGGCTGGCCAGGGCCTGGGCGCAGTCCAGGCAGGCGCACACCGAGACCGAAGGGGAGCGCAAGCTCAACGACGTCCGCCGTCGCGGCGTGGAGGTGCTATGATGGACGAGGCGCAGATAGAGGCCCTGCGCGCCAGGGCCGCGGACATCGCCGCGCGGGGGTGGCTGCGGCGCAGCTGCCTGACCGCCACCGCCTGGGCGCTGGCCCTGGTCGCTGCCCTGGCCCTGGTCGCCAGGTAAGCCGGCTTACCTTCCACTGTCGGCGACTTTGGGGCCCCGGCCCCAGGGTCGCCGGCGCCGCCGCCGTGGGCCGCCGTGGCGAGGCCGTGGCCGGCCGACAGAGCGCCTGCTCTAACTGGTAGGCAAAGGTCCCGTGCGCGACCCCCAGCCCGATCGCTCCAAACGAAACTTAATCATCATCTCTGAGTTGCCAGCTAATAACAGGCGACGACAACAATCCGTTTTTGACGGGGCGTATCCCTTTGAGGCCTTGGGCGCGCGTATGGGCATGTGTCTACCGTTAATAGAGCAGGTGCTCTGAAATCAGTGCGTTCGATCGGCAGGGCGGAAGGCGCCGGGCGCAAGACAGGGTTCCACGCCCTCTCTGCTGCGCCGCTTCTTGACCAAAACGCCGGGCCCGAAGGCGAGACTGTGCGTCGTCGCTGCGGCTGTGGCGCGCAACCGGCCCGAAAAATAGGTTGGCGCCCGTCTGGTCGTCTTTGGCGGCGCTGGGGTATAATATATGTGTCAAGTCAGGAAGACACAGGGGGTATGTATGAAGATCACGGTCGCTATTGAGTTGGACGCCGAGGAGGCCGCCGCCGTGCACGAGGCGGCGCTGGAGAGGGGCATGAGCGTCGCCAACTTTGTCGCAGGGTCGATCGAGGTCGGGTCGGACGCCATCGCGGCCGACGACTGCAGGGTCGTCGTCGAGGAGGCCGACGAGGTGACGAGCAGGCACTAGGTGGCGAAACGCGTCGGGGGCCTGGTGTCCCCGATGTGTACGCGGAGTGACAGCCGC